AGGTCGATGGGTCTACCGGCGCACGGTCGATTACCGCTACGTCACTTTGCAGTGAGGAATGAAATGAACATCAACATTCACTACGTTTGGGCCGGGATTCTCGGTTGGAGCGCTCTGTCACTTATGGCGGTGGCCTTCATCCGCGGCGCCGACGAACGCCGCCAGGATTCGCGGAAGCGAGAAACGGAATGGAGGCGGGCGTGAAAACCGAACTAGACGAGTGGGTCGAAATGACCCTCGCATCGATTGACGAGCAGTTGGCCGAGTTGGCGGCGAAGGATGAGGCGGCTTACGAGCTGTTCCGTGCGAAGTTGACGGACTCAGTAAGTGGAGAGTTAGATGGAATATGACCGTGTTTTCATTTTCGCCGTGAGTTGCGTACAGAGCGAGTTTGGATCGGATGATGCGCAGCGCGTGTTCGAGAAGCTGTTCGCTAGGGCGGGACTTGTGTCGCCTTACCAGCCTGACATCAACAGGCTGTTCGGTTCGCCAATCTCGATCGACGTCATCAAGTCGGTTAGCGCGGATATCGGCAAGCCAGGCCAGATCGATAACGCAGTTCCTTGGATTAAGGAATTCCGTGCGCGCACCGGCTGCGGCCTCAAGGTATCAAAGGACATTCACGATTACGCCAAGAGTCATCCGGCGATTCACGACTGATTTCCCTAAGCCAGCCTGGCTCCAGCAAGGCCTATCCGGGTGGGATGCCCGGGCCCTGACGAATTCGAGTGATCAGCGTTCAAATCCGCCAGGGTTCTCCACATAACAAATAGGAGTACTTCATGCTTACTGTAGATAAAACTGTTTCAGATGATTATCGCAACCGCGACTTGGATGCAAGTTTCGAAGGATCGCCCGCGCCCCTAACCCAAGACGAATGGGAGCGCGAGTACTCCGAATTCTGCGACACCGAAATGTTCGGCGGAGTCAATGCCACGTTCGATCAAGTGTTCAAGGTGATGCGATGAGCGAGATCAACGATGGTGGCGCAGCGTTCCCGCATCCAGATTATTTGCATGCTGGTCCTGATGGGATGAGCTTGCGCGACTACTTTGCGGCAAACGCGCTGGCAGGAATTCTGCAAATGATCGCTACTGGCCAGCACGAACTTGGCATCGTTCGACCAACTGGAGCGCAGGGTATTGCGCATAGCGCATACGAGTTAGCTGATGCGTTGATCGAAGCGAGGAAAGTATGAACGCTACCTACGAAGTGCACGATGGCTGCACGACCCTCATATCAGACGCCGTCCGCATCTCAGACGAAGCCTTGCGCCGCCTCGCCGCCGAGAACACCCAGCGCGTGGCGTCTAGCTACATCTACGAAATCACTGCTGGCGCGGGCCTTAGCGGCGTTGTTGTTGCCATCGTCTGGGCGCTGGTTAAAGCACATACGGGAGGCTGAGATGTTTAACGACAAGCATGAAGAGGCGCGTAAAGCAGCGCTTCGCCAGATGGTCGAGGCCGCAGACAACAGAATCGAAGCGCAGCGTAAGCGGGCTATTGAGGCTCTAGGCGAGCGGTGGGTATGTCACCCGGCGAATGCGCCTCGGAAAGCGCGGTATAACCCGAATACGGGTGCTTACCTTGGAGAAGCAGCATGAGCGGCTTTAAGCAGGGCGATACCGTATTCGACATCCACGGCCGCGAAGCTGCATATCTGGCGCTCGGCGCTGATGGTCACGTTGTGCAAACGGTGTACGAGCACGACGACTACGACGAGCCGCGATATGGTCAGCCAGAAGTGTGGCGCGATATTTACAGGTCGCCACCAACCGCGAAGCTGCATGGCGAGATCGCAAAACTTGAGGCAAAGCTGAACGCGGCGCGTGCCGAACTGCATGCGATTCAGGATCAGCGCCGCACAGAGGATCACGATTATGCGGCTCGCCTGAATCAGCGCAAGCGCTTCAAGCAGTTACAAACGCTTGACGACTTCATCGCCGGCAAGATCACGCACTTCTTTACGGTCGAAGGCTACGGTGAGCGCATGTCGATCCAGACGTTTGACGAGTTCATGGCGTCGAAAGAGGACCGATATGAGCGCAAGCTGCGCCTTCTGTCACTGTTCGGCGGATCGAAGGGCGATCTGGCTTGGTATGTCGATCGGTACTCGGATGGATCGGGCGGCAGCAATGGCCGATGCTTTCCGGCGCTCTCGTATGAGGATGCGGTACGGCTGGCGTCCGAATGGATCGAAGGTCGCTATGCGGACGTTCGGACGAAAGAACACAAGCATGCCTCACTCGATCTTGCGAACGCCGCCGAGCGATTCGGCCTACCAGTCCCAGATGACATCGCTAAATGGGCGAAGCAAACAGCCGATACCGCCCACGAATCAAGCCTGAAGCAAGCCCGCAAGCAGCTTGAGGACGCGCAGGCGAAGCTAAGGGATTTGGAGTCGCGATGAACCAAATCTCCGCCGCCCGTATCGCTCAGGCGATTGCAGCGATGAAGGCAATTGACGCCGCCTGGAACGCCGATCCTACCCGAGCAATGGCGTCGCGGCTGATGACTGATCTGGCGATTGCGAGGATGCATCTGGAATCGAGCCTCATCCCAATAACGCTAACTTTGAAAGAGGCAGCATGAGCACAGCTCTCACAACGCGTCAGGAATTCGGCGCCCAGCAGACAACGACCGCATTGGTCGAAACAGCATCGACGGCAGTTGCCGCGCAAGCTAAGGCGATGGTCGAGGCCCGCTACATCATGGCGATGCAGCGCCCGCGGAACTGGGATCAGGTTCGTCAGGACATCGTTCGCGAATGTCGCCGCCCGTCCTTCGCTCACAACAAGAGCGCGTACTACCGCAAGCCGATCGGCCAGGGCGTAGAAGGACTTGGCATCCGGTTCGTCGAAGTCGCCTTACGCTGCATGACCAACGTTCTGGTCGAGACGACGATGATCTTCGAGGACGACGCCAAGGAAGTACACCGCGTCGCCGTGACGGATCTCGAGTCGAACCTGACGTACCCGTTGGACGTTCGCGTGTCCAAGACGGTCGAGCGCTCGAAGCCTTCCGATGACGGCTCGTACATCGCAGTTCGCAAGAATAGCTACGGCAAGATGACGTACACCGTGCCGGCCAACGACGATGATTTGCTGAACAAGCGCGGCGCCCTCATTTCCAAGGCGATGCGGACACTGGGCCTGCGCATCATCCCGGGCGATCTGCAGGACGAGGCCGAAGAGATTATCAAGGCTGTGCGGCTGGACGAAGCTGCGCGCGATCCGGCAGCCGAGCGCAAGAAGATCGCAGATGCTTTCGGCGAGATCGGCGTGAAGGCTGATGACCTGACGAAGTATCTGGGCCACTCGCTCGATGCCTGTTCGCCGACCGAGCTTGTCGGACTTCGCGGGATCTACGGAGCAATCCGTGATGGTGAGGCGACCTGGAAGTCCGTCATGGACAACAAGGAAGAGCAGATGGACCGCGAGGATATTAAGTCCCCGCAAGGCGGGGAGGGTGCTGCCAAGGTTATCCCGGTTTGCTCCGATGAGGACTTCAAAAAGAAGACTCCTGAATGGCGCAAGTTGATCCTCGAAAAGAAGAAGTCGGTCGCGGACCTGACGGCCATGATCGAGACGAAAACCCGCTTGACTGAAGACCAGAAGCTAACAATTGACGCCTGGAGTCACGACGATGAGTGAGCGAATCACGCATAACCTAGTCCAGGGATCGGACGCCTGGCTGCAGTTCCGCCTGACAAAGTTCGGTGCAAGTGAAGCTGCAGCGATGCTAGGAATTTCGACGAAGGCTAAACGTACCGAGTTGCTGCACATGAAGCACACCGGGACACCGAAGGAATTTAGCGAGTGGGTCCAGAAGAACATTCTGGATTACGGTCATGAAGTTGAAGCGCTGGCGCGTCCGATCATCGAGGAACTGATAGGGCGTGATCTGTATCCGGTGACTCGTTCGTTTGGCACTCTGTCGGCGTCGTGCGACGGCCTGACGATCGATGACGAGATCGCATTCGAGCACAAGCAGTGGAATACGGCTTTGGCTGCATCGGTGAAGGCTGGCGAGCTTCCGGACGAGTATCAACCCCAGTGCCAGCAAATCATGCTGGTGACGGGCGCCCAGAAGGTTATTTTCGTAGTTTCGGACGGGACGAGAGAGAATCTTGAGCATATCGAGGTTTTGCCCGATCCGGTCTGGTTCGACCGCATCCGGGACGGCTGGAGTCAGTTCGCCAAGGATCTTACCGAGTACGTTCCACGCGACCTTCCAGAAAAGCCGCAGGCCGAAGCAATCATGGCTCTCCCGGCGCTGGCCGTCCAGATCCGCGGAGAGGTCATCACGAGCAATCTACCGGCGTTCAAATCGGCCGCCGAGCAGTTCATTGCGGGCATCAAGACTGACCTGAAGACGGACGAGGATTTCGTCCAGGCGGATGCGACGGTGAAGTTCTGCGAGGCAGCCGAAAAAAATCTTGAGGTCGCGAAGAACGCAGCCATCGCACAAACGGCCAGCATCGACGAGTTGATGCGGACGGTCGACCATATCAAGGCGCAGTTACGCGAGAAGAGACTGAGTCTCGACAAGTTGGTCACGAGGCGCAAGGACGAGATCAAGGCGGAGATCATCGCCAATGGTCGCAAAGCCTACGCCGAGCATGTCGCTGCGCTGAACAAGGAACTGGCAGTTGCGGCGATCGATGTCCCCGCGCCCGATTTCGTTGGCGCAGCGAAGAACAAGCGCACGCTGGCAAGCCTACATGATGCGGTCGATTCGGCACTGGCAAACGGCAAGGTTGCCGCTGATGCTGCAGCACGCGATCTGCGTACAAAGCTTCAGTGGTACGCGCAACACGAGGCGCATGCTTTCCTGTTCCGCGATCTGCAAACGTTGATCCAGAAACCGGCCGAAGACTTCGAGCTCGCCGTCACGACGCGGATTGAGCAGCACAAGCAGGCAGAAGCGGAGAAGGCCAAGGCGGCGCCAGTGGCAGCAGTTGTGGCACAGCCAGAACCCGCCGCCGCGCCAGTAAAGCAAGGGCAGACCGCGCCATGGGTCGCACCCGCCGCACCTACCGGAGCGCCCACGTTGCGCTTGGGCCAGATCAACGAGCGCTTTGCACCGATCGCTTTGTCTGCCGATGGCCTGGCAAGCCTTGGCTTTGTTCATGCCGCCACGGACAAGGCAGCGAAGCTTTACCACGAGGCAATTTTCCCTCAGATCTGCGCCGCGTTGATTCGGCATATCGAAGCGGCAGCGGGCGAAACAGTACCTCGCCAGCAAGCCGCCTAACGACCACGCACCACTCGCCGCAAGGGATGAAGCCTACAGGCGCGAATCTCCCGAACAAGCGGTGTAGTGGTGCGCCCCAGCAACACTCTTGAAGGCGCACATTCCAGGCGCCCTTCGAAAGTTGCGTGTGTCCTTAAGCCGGCCAGTATGTGCGGCTCTTTTTCGAGACCACTCATGAGCGATCCAATTGTGATGACGTTCGCCGATGTCGGTGATTTTCAGGCCTGCTACGCCGCCGAGCGCTGGTGTGCTGAGAATGGCTATTCGGTCGGGCCTGGTTGTGTGGGTTCGCCTCGCGGACTGCTACGCGGTGATTGGCTGATCGCCAAATGGCGGAACCTCACCAAGCAGGAGCGCGCAGAACTCGATGGCCAGATGACTGGCGACATGCGCAACGGGCCGGTGACGATCAGGGTGAAAGCATGAATGACGGAGCGATGATGACAGACGACGACGTATTGAGGCTGGCTGCGCAAGTGCTAGGCAACCCTCTGCTGTTCGAGGACTTGAAGCAGGACTTCACGGTCCATACCGAAGCTGGCG